CGTGAGCTGGCTCACGCCGATTAGAGCGCCAACGAACAAACCGATCGCGTTGATGGTCGTAACGAGTTCGCCGCAGTGCGGCAGTCCCCATTGCGGGCCGACCGCTCCGACGAGCCATGCGACGGCCGGCAAAGCGATCAACGCGAACCACTTGAGTATGTCGTATACCCTGCCCGGCAGCAGGTAATCGGATTGCGGGCTATTGGATTCATCCATTTTTCACCTCCTTAAACATTGCGGCAACCGTCTCCGCAACGCTTAAAGTCGTGGAAACGGGAGTTTCAGCGCAGGTACTGTCCGGGATAGATAACGTATGGGCTGCGGATGCCATTGCGTGCGGCAGCCGACTGCCAGCCGGAGCCGTAGATGCTCCACAGGCTTTCGCCGGAACGGACCACATGGCCTCCGACCACGCTCGAAGCGGTGGACGCGGACGCGCCGCCATAGGTGACGGTCTGCCCCGGATAGATCCGATTGACGTCACCGCTCGGTACACGCCAGGCGGACACCGGCTGGAGTCCGGTCCTCGCGGCGATCGCACTCATGGTGTCGCCGGAACGGACCACGACGCTACGCGAACCTGTGGCGGCCGTTCCGCCGGAACCTCCGCCGAGGCGACTGTTGACGATCTGCATGACCGCCGCGTAATTGCCACCCAACGCCTGCCTGCGGGCCGGATCGTTGCCGAAGTCGCCGCGGATGGTGCGCGCGGCCAAGGCGTTCAGGTCGACCGTCGGAGCGGTCGTGGGCTGAGGTTTCGGCTTGACGCTCGGCAGATCCGCCGCGCCCTTGTCGTCAGGGTTCGCGTACTTGCGCCATGCCGCGCGGTCGCCACGGAACTTGTTCAGGTCGAGTCGTCCGGACCAGCCGCTGAGACTGCCGTTGGACGTGTACTGCCTCATCACCTCGCCGCGCGCTCCGATGTTCCACGGGGCGGTCTGGTAGCCGGTGACCATGTTCGTGGCGTACTGGGCGATCCAGATGCCGCAGTTTAGTTCGGTCTCCATGCCGGCGACCTGCCAGTAGCCGGAGTCCATCGTGTAGATGATGGGGTTCACGCCCGTCAGTCGCTTGACCTCGCGCGCCCACCTGCGTGGCCACTGCTTGTCGCCCCAGGCGGCGTTGTCCTGCGCCTCCCAGTCGAGGATCAGTACGCTTTTGCGAATATATCCTCGCACGTTGTCGACGAAGAACCTGGCCTCGGTCTCGGGGTTGCCGCCGCGCGCGTAATGGTAGACGCCGGTCTCCTTGCCGCTGTTGACGGCGCCGGCGAGCTGACGGTTCGCGTCGGTGTTGACGCCGTTGGACAGGCAACCACCGTATACGCCGCCGGACCCCCATGTGGTGCCGACGATGACGAAATCTGCCGGCACGGTCGCGGTGTCGATGCCGCACTGCCAGTTCGAGATGTCGTATCCGTTCATGTCGGCCATCGCGGCTGGCGCGACAGCCATGGAGATGGCGACCGTGAGCGCGGTCAGTAGCTTGCGCCATTGTCGGCGTGGATTCATGTGCTTGTGTCTCGGTTTGCCTTTGTTGAGGATGTTCAATTCCTCTCCTTTCCTTTGTCCGTACCGTCCGCCTTGTACGGACGGTGTGGAAATCTTTTGAATCTTTCAATCTGTGTTCGCGATATGCGCGTCACGTATGTCTTGGATCATCGAGGTTCCGGTTCCATTGCCGCCCAGACCGTGGTAAGCGGCATATATTCGTTCCGCGCTTTGCTTCAACGGAATGCTCGCAACACCACCTGCATCGACCATCTGACGGTGCAGAGCCTCGAGTTTGCAGAACAACAGTTCCCTGACGCCCTCATGCAGTGGATCGTGACGTTGGTCGACCTTGCTCAGAATCCAGGTGACGAACACGCCGCTGCCTCCGCTGCCGATGATGGCGATAACGATTGCGACGATGGTTTCCTGGCTCATTGGGAATCCTTCCGAAAGGAAAATCCCACACGTGGCTACCGTTGGAAGCCGCGATAACCACGTGTGGGATTTTGGAGGTTGAAATGTTGTTGGGAACGTTTGTGGATGAGGTCTGGTGGCCCTCCTGCGGGAAGCTTCGCGAGTGCACGAGGGTGGGCTACGAGTCGGCCTACCGCTGCCACATCCAGCCGAAATGGGCTGGCGTCGACATGGAGTCGATCACCGCGAACGACATCGAGGAGTGGCTTGGCTCGTTCAATCAGGCCGGCGCCGCGCGCAAGGCGTGGGCCGTGCTGCGGGCGATACTCCGACTCGCCTATCGCAAGGGAGTCACCGACAATGACGTGACACGTCGTGAAATCAGACTGCCGCACCTGCGGCGGTATGAGCCGCGCGTGCTCGACGCCAGACAGGTAAGACGGCTGCTCAAAGGCTTCTACGGTCACGCGTTGGAAGCCTGGTTATTGGTCTCCGTCTGCGCGGGACTGCGCCGATGCGAGTCCGTCGGCATTGAATGGGCCGACTTGGATTTACGCCGGGGAACCGTGACCGTCAAAAGGTCAGTGCAATGGGTCGCTGGACATGAAACGGTCACCGACCCGAAGACCGACCAGAGCCGACGGACGGTCGCACTACCACGGTTCGCAGTCAAACGGCTCGCGCAATTGCGCCACGGCAGAACCGGCAGGCTGGTCGGCGATCTGAACGCCAACCAGGTGACAGCTCATTACACGTCATGGTGCCAACGCATGAAACTCCCCTGCGTGCCGCCAAGGAACCTCAGGCACACCTTCGGCACTCTGGCAATCGCTGCGGGAGCCGATATCTCAGTGGTCGCGCGACAACTCGGTCACAGCGACATCAAGACCACGGCCCGCTACTATCTCCGCCCCGATTTGTCCGTGCTGAGAAGTCTGCAGCGGGCATGGGAGCGGCTCATTATCGGGGTCGCATAGCTTTCCGTAACCCAGCCATGGAAACCTCCATACACGAACAACAGACTCACTCTATGTCGCGTCGGACGCATCGTCACGATCAACGGCAACGTAAAGTTCGACGGCAGTGGACAGCAGAACTACTCGACGGCGAATGAGACCATCCCAGAAGCGTTCCGTCCGCTCGCCGATCAGTGCATCATCGCGTTTCCGTCCTGCGGTTTCAGCCTGCTTGTCATGCGTAACGGGAAGGTGCAGATGCTAGGCGACCCGAAAGCCGCTTACTCCACGGCGCACGGCTGTTGGATGACGGAATAGTTTTCCGTAACCCTCCCATTTGGCAACGGCAACGGCAACAGTAATGGCGGACAGTACCCAATCGGTAGGGTATCTAACCCAAATGCGATCAAGTCCTTGAATGGCAGAGCCACATTGTCGTCCGGAACGACAGTGGCGATTCCATTCATCCACCCGTCATACCTGCAACGTTCGGTCCAAGTATCGATTGCACCTGATGGGACAGTCAATCTGCTCGTTGGTCCTGAAATTACTGTCACAGGTGGAATCGTGGAAATCCATTTTTAATAGCATTCCGTAACCCCGATTCATTTCACGAAACTGACCTCCGACCCAGGATTCACAATCAGTGGATTCGTCGTCAATGGCTTGGCGACCGTCTACTGCCGGTGGGTCAACAAAGGCCAGTTCGGGCTGAGGGCGTGGGATTCAACGATTTTGGCGAGCATGGACGTGCGGGCCGTAATGGAAGGTTTCGGCGTGTTCGTGGACAGTCAGCAGGGCAGTCAGATGCAGAATCGGCTGCTTTACGTGGTCGGCAGCAGCGTGTATTTCCGTCCCGCGTATGATGCGACCATTCCTGCAAACACATGGCATGTCGGCAACGTATCGTTTCCGGTGACGACGGTTTAAGCCGTGATGTACGAGGCGGATGTGACGAAACCTTCTCCGTTCTGGCTGCCACCAAGATTCCTGTAGGTGAATTTGCCGTCCGGCAGTATGGTGAAATCTCGTTGGCTGCTACCGTCACGCCCACTGTACGCCCACCTCGTCGTAATCAATGGACGCCAGCCAGCCGGCAGGACGCCGAAATTGCCGGTATCCCATGATGCCGTGGCGGCGCTCTTCCATTCCACGAGGATTTGCACCACATTCCCGGCTTTCACGCCCGTCACCTTGCCATACTGGCAGGTGATAAGCGTCTGGGTTACGGAAAGCTAGCGGATTGGGTATGTGACGGTTCCGGCGCACTGTTGGCTACTGCCTGTCGAACCGAAGTTAGCAATTCGGATGACACCGTTCGTTTGAACAATCAACATTCGCGCGGTCTGACCGTTGGACACGCAGCACATGCCGTTGACTTCAACCGGAGGCCAATACTCTCGCGGCAGAACGTACTTGCACTGTTTCGCATCCCAACTGCCAGCACCAATCGTGCCTCTGAACTTCACGAATATCAACGTTCCGGTTTTGATGACGGTGAACCCTTCGCCGTCGTACAGGGTTACGGAAAACTACTGCTTCGCGTCGAAGACGTGGACAGTCACGGCGATGCGATAGCTCAGCGA